GACATGCTGGATGGAAGCGTAGAATTCAAGTATTTAAAACGAATCCTGTTCAACATGAAATTGGAACCAGGGACAGAGGTGGATATCCTGCTGCAATATGATGAACAGAAGGATTGGGAGAAAGTATACACCTATACGGCCGCTTCATATCGTACCTATGTCCTCAACGTGATTCCACACCGGTGCCAGAAATACCGGTATCGCCTGGAGGGCAGAGGGGCGGCTACGTTGATTGCTATAGGTAAATATGTAGGTTATGGGAGTGAGAGGCATGGCAGTTTTTAAACCGTTGGTGCTGGACCAGGATGAAACAGATATGAGCCAGGTTATGAGTAAACTGTATCGATTCAGCCGGGATTTAAAATATACGTTGTCGAATCTGACCCTGGAGGACAATATGGATAATTCAGTCCTGAAGGTCCTGGATAGTCGAAAGAATAAAACTAGAGAAATAAGCTTCAGCAAAGACGCCTTGATCATTGATTTGCTGGACTATGAAACCGGGATGCATACAAGCCTGGAACAAACCCGTGAAAAGATATCGCTCCTGGTAGATTCCGGGGACGTGGTAAATTCCATGCTGTCACGGATGGAGCTGTACGGGGAGTATATCACCCTTAAGACAGGACAGGTCATCATACAAGCTCAAAACATGACCCTGGATAAAGCGGGCAATGCGTATTTTTCAGGGGATATCATAGGTGGCTCAATCAACATAGATGGGAAATTTATCGTGTATCCAGATGGAAGCTGTTATGTAGACGGGGCATTCACAACAGAAACATTAAACCCTCCCAATGGAATATATGCTTATGAATTGGACGTATACAATGATGATGACCGAATAAATACGGTCACGGGAAACATAGCGTGCGCCGATGCCTATATATCGGAAACCCTTACATGCAGAAGAGTACACCAGACATCAGACAGACGGTGTAAGAAATGGATTGAACCTATATCTGACCAGGAAGCGACAGAAGCATTAAAGGCAATCGTGCCAACGCGATACACGTTTATTGATAGCGGCCGGGCTGGTATTGGCTGTATTGCCCAGAATCTATATCGTAAAACAGAGGCAGGACGCCTTCCAATGGTTGTACGACATGGAAAACACCTGGCCCTCCCATACAGCAGCTATGGAGCCATCTATACCCGAGCAATCCAGAAAAACCAAGAGAGGATAGGAGCAATAAAACAAGAAATCAAAGAAAGAAAGGAGCGGATCCGTGTCAAGCTTTAACGTGCCGGCAGTGGGCGGTCAAAATCCTGATATTAAGAAGGTATATAGCTATGTTCGGTTGCTGAACCGCGAATTGAAATATACCCTGGGAAACCTTACGCCAGAGGACAACTTCACGCAGGAAACGCTTTTAAAGTATCAGGAGACGGATACAACCATTGCACAGCTTGAGGTTACTATGGATGGATTTCTGACCCAATTCAAGGACCTGAAAAATGACTTGGAAACCGGAATCCGAGTGCTGAATGGTGAGATTTCTATGAAGGTAAGCGCAGGAGAACTGTGTTCAGAGATATCTGCCACTACGGACACTATCACATTCAAGAGCGGTTATCTTATCATAGACAGTAACAATTTTAAGTTATACAAGGATGGAACCGCTCAGTTTTCCGGGACCATTAATGGCGGTTCCATCAACATCAATAACAATTTTGTTGTAAGCGAAAGCGGCGCTGTTACTACCAAGGCAATTACCTATTCCGGGCAGATAAGCGTTAATGGGCTGTTGTACTCCAACTATATGCGCATTGCGGGAAATGCCAATGTGGAAGGTTCCCTTACATGCCGATATCTAAATGCGACCTATGATGTATCCTGCGAGGTTCTAACAGAACGGTCGGACCGGCGCTTAAAAGAAAACATAGAGGAGATACCCGACCAGACAGCTCTTGCGCTTGTCCTGGGATTCAGACCAGTCACATTTACCTATAAGGATTCAGGAAAGAGAGGAATGGGACAGATTGCCCAGGATTTAGACGAACTCCAGAAAAGACTGGGTACAGACCTGCCCTTGGTGGACCATGGAGGGGAATATCTGTCAATTCCATACAGCACTAATAGTGTTTTGTATGCCGGGGCCATCCGGGCCCAACAGAGAGAATTGGATGAACTGGAAAAGGAAATAAACCGAATGAAGGAGGAAAATATATGGTAAAGATTGCATTTGAAGAAGAAAAAATCAATATGGCTCTGATGCTGTTAAATCAACTGCGGGTGGAAGGCATACAGCAGGCGAACTTTCTTTTATCCATAAACAATATATTGACCAACGGAGAAAAAGTAGAAGAGGAAGGAGGAAAATAATATGGCAGTAGCAAGCATTGTCGATTATTTGAAAAGCAAAGGACAGGACAGCTCCTATAACAATCGAAAAAATCTCGCAAGCCAGTATGGAATTACCAACTATGCCGGAACAGCCGCCCAGAACACAAACCTGTTGAGGGCATTGCAAAGCGGAAGTAAAGGAAGTGCAGCCAGTCCACAGGCAACCAATCAGGCAACAACAGGAAGTAATGTAACCATAACGCCAGTAAACAATGCAAGTGCCGAAAACAAAAACAGCCAGTACTTGACTGGATACCAGTACCAGAAGTATACGCCATCGGACAGAGTAAACAGCTATGCAGATAAGCTGGCCGACCTGGAGGACGATAAACCGGGGGCCTATGTGAGCAAGTACGACAGTCAGATAGACAGCATTGTAAACAGCATCCTGAACCGGAAGCAATTCGACCCCAACAGCGTGTATGATACGGATTTATATAAAAATTATAGAGAACAGTATATGCAGCAGGGAAACAAGGCCATGCGTGACACGATCGGTAACATATCCGGTATGACAGGCGGATATGGATCGACCTATGCCACAGCAGCCGGCCAGCAGGCATATGATAACTACATGAGCCAGCTGGGAGACAAGACCATGGATATCTATGATAGGGTGTATCAGCAATACCTTAACGAAGGTCAGGAACTGTATAACCAGCTTGGAATGGTCAATAACCAGGACAGCATTGACTATAGCAGGTATAGGGATACGGTCAACGATTACTACAACGACCTTAATTATTATGCCGGCCGGTATGATAGTACATATGCGCAGGATTTTGGAGAGTATCAGTACAACCAGGATGCCCAGCGCTGGGCAGAGGAATATGCATACAAGAAAACACAGGATGCATTGGCGCAGCAGAACTGGCAGACACAATTTGATTACCAGAAAGAGCAGGATGCACTTCAGTACGCTCTCCAACAGCAGCAGCTTGCACTGTCGGCTTCTAAAGCCAGGAGCGGAGGCGGGGGAGGAAGCGGTAAGAGCAGCAAGAGCAACACAAATGCCTACCTTACTAAAGCTAAAAATATGCTGAGTGGTACGGATGGAAACGATACACATAAATACAAAAGCGCTACTGTATCAAATTATCTGAAAAAACAATATGGTTTGTCTGCGGTAGAAGCGGACTATATCACGTCTCAGGCAAATGAAGCCATAAAAGAGGGGTCGGAGGGAAACGTGAATAAATATTATGATTATGCGGCGGCCTATGCAGAGACACATGATGAAAATGAGGTATTTGAGTATCTGAACCGATTCTATGAAAATAAGAAAATCAGCGAAGATGAAGCAGATGAAATCTATCGGAGACTGGGAATGAATTAAGGAGGCAATATGTCATTTAGCAGTAGACTGAAAGAAAAACAGGAACAGGAAAGCAGAACGGGCAGTACAACCAGAAGAAATAGAAGTGAGGAGCCGGCGACGCCGGTCAACACCTTCCTGGCGCGCCGGGAAGAACGAGAAAGAGAACGAGAGAGGGAGCAGCAGGAGCAATTAAAACAAGCGGTTCAGCAGGATCACTCGAAAGAAAAGTCTGATTTTTTCCGTGCGGACCGAGAACAGGCAGCCAAAGAGTATGCGCGCCTTCCGCAGAACCGAACACCGATATTATCCTCTTATCTGACAGGAAAACATGAGAACAGTGGAACACCGTACGCTCCTGTTATGCAGGATACAACCAGTAGGCAAACAATTGAATCAAGAACAAGGACTGCAATCTCCAGAAGAAAAAAGGAGGAGCAGGAACGTGAAGCATCTAAAAGAATTCTGGACAAGGTAGGGTATCAGGATGGATATCAGTTTAAGCGATACATTGACCTACCTAATGAACCAGACTTTGCCCAAACCGTTGAAAAAGCCAAAGCGAATGACCCTTCATGGATGGAGCGCGCCCAATTTTGGAAGAAAACATCCAATCCAGTAGAAGATGCATACAGGCAAATGGAAAAGATGTGGGGAAAAGACGGGGCAACCCAGGAGGACATTCGGGAGAAAACCCTAAAAAGAACTATGGGAGTAGGCTCGGAAAGCGATAATATGCTGCGCAAGTATGCCCTTATGACCGAGCGAGAGCGATATACATATGACTATGTATTTGAAAAGGCCGGAAGGGGGGCGGCAGATAAATACCTAGATAGTCTGCAAGATACAATCAACCTGAGAAGCGCGCAGGATAAATACGCCAGAGACGAAACGACCGTACCAGATCCCATAAAGATTCCGTACAATATTGGAAAATCATTTGGAATAGGTGCGGAAAGCGCTGTGAAAGGAATCGGACACCTGCCGGATGCAATATTAGGCAGACAGCCGGACTACAACATCACAGAATCCGAATATTACCAGGAGCTGCTAAATAGTCAGGCTGGAGGCGCTGAAAGATTAGCTTACAACCTTGCGTCCGGTCTTGGAAACCTGGCTCCATCTATTGCAATTGCAGCGGCAACGGGAGGCGCAGGAAGCGCTGGAGCCGCGGGAACTATAGGAAAACTTGGTGGAAAACTGTCCGCTTGGGCGGCAAAGGGGGCTGTGGGAAGCGGCATAATGTCAGCTCAAATGGCCGGTCAAACCTATCGGCAGGATATCATGGAAGGGCGTCCGGTTGAGGGGGCCCAGATGAACGCGGCCCTTACTGCCGCCGATGAATATGTAACCAACTGGCTATTGGGCGGTATCGCGGCCTATGGCGGCGGAGCCGTAGGGAAGGTATTAAAGAACAGTAAAGTAGGCCAGGCAGCTAAACAGGGCATATCAAATGCTTTAGCAAAAAATCCGGCAATCCGTAGGGCAGTCCTTGGGGCGGCTAATTATGGTGGTGATATGCTGTCAGAAGGAACTCAGGAGGCCGTGCAGGACCTGACGGAATCCGTCAGAAAGAGCATGATATACGGAGACAATCTGGACCTTGCTGGAGACCTTAAAGACCCTCAGACATGGGAAGATTTTGCGTTAGGTGCCTTGACCGCTGGTATCCTGAATGCGCCTGGGGCCATATCAAACAATCGGGCTATAAATCAGTATGGAAAGAGCATCAACCCAGACTATCGTGATTATGTCAATGGCTTGTCAGATATTAAGCCGGAAAGCTACGCAGATCCGGCAGATTATCAGGAAGCATCTAAGCTGAAGCAAATGGCAGAGGAATACGCGGCCAAACAGGCCAACAAGGAATTTGTTTCTAACCGCGAGAAGGCAGAGTATGCGATACGGTTTCAGCAGTTTATGGAAAACACCATGCGCCATAACGAGGAAAAAGCAGCCAGGGAAAACGTTCAGAATAGCCAGCAGGCCACAGGAACGGAAGCGGATGAACAAACTTACACCGAACCCGAAACAGCCGAATACGAGCCGTATAATGAGCCAGAGGAAGCGCCGACCAAAGCTCAAAACCAGACGGAACCAACACAGAAACCGGCTGTGAATCAAACAGTGGCCAGCCAGGCTGTTCCGAATCAGACAGAAGCATATAGAAAGCCATATGGGAAGAATGGCCAGGCGGCATTACAGAAAGGATATGACGGCAGCATTGAGCTGTCTGCCTACAATAAAGCTTTTGGGCGTGCCTACGATGCAGGTTACTATAACGTGAGCATGGATATTGCAGAACGCTCGGCCATTATGAGCGTACTAACGAATGAACAGTTTGTGGATGCATATAAAGCCGGCGCGCAGGATTACAACACGGACAACAATATAGACCTGAAAACCGGCCGGCCCAAAACCGTTCCCCAGGGAATCCCAAGGACTGGAGGGTTGGGAACTGTATCGGAAAGCGCAACTACACCGCAGCGTAAAGTGGCAGAGCATATAGGAAAGATGACCGGTTTAAAAATTAATCTGGTGGATGGATTGGGACAGACCAACGCGGCCGGCTCTTATGGAAATGGAGAAATCACTATCTCCATTAACAGCAACGATTTCAACGGCACTCTTACCCATGAACTGACACACCATATCAAGAAGTATGCGCCAAAGGGATATAGGCTGTATACAGAGATAGCCGTGGAAGCCGTTATGAAATCGGAAAACACATCCTTGGAAAACCTCATGGAGAGCTATGAAAACAGGTACGCAGAGGCCGGACAGGAGTTGACGCGGGAAGAAATCATGGATGAGGTTGTGGCGGACGCCACGCAGAAGTTCTTTAATGACCCAAAGTTTATTGATTCTATTGCCAAAAAGGACAAAACAATTGCACAGAGAATCGTGGATTTCCTGAGTGATGTGGTTGATTCTATCAAACAGCTGATTAAGAATGGAAGCACCAGGGAAGCCGCAAAGGGATTGGAAGAGGACCTGAGATATTATGAGGATGCCAGAGACGCCTGGATGCATGCACTGTCAGACGCCAGCGAAACATACAAAGCAGATAAACAGGGACAGGCAGAGGGGCAGAAGGAACAGTACGCTTTGGAAAAACCAGAATTGGTGACAGATGAAAGCATTGAAGAGAATTATAAAAAAGTAAAGAACATGGAGCCGGTTGCAGAGCTGTCTGGAAAAGAATTTCCAAGGGGAGAGAAGAAACTATCAGAACAGGTTTGGGATTTTTTTGATTCCATTGGTGGAAAGGTACATAATGATATCATCGGAGAAATCCTGCTGGATAAGCGGGCAATTAAAGATGATTTGGCGCATGGTATTACTGACTTGAAAGCAATTGCATTTGAATCGGTACCAGATGTGTTACGAGAAGGAGAAGTACTGGACCATCAGGTTAATTGGAAAGGCCGTGGATATGATTCTGCGACAGTGGGAGCCAAAGTAAAGATAGGTGGAGAAGAACATTATGTGCTTGCGGTCGTAAAATTGCGGGACAAGAACCGTCTGTATCTGCATTCGGTATATACAACAAAAGTGGGAGAAAATGCCGTTCTCGACCAGGTATTTCCTTCCATTGACGAAAGTACTTCTGGCGGCCATTCTCTCCCTATCTATAGTATATTCAATAAACTGATGGATGTCAACGGAGAAAATCAGCCGGAGAAGGTAAAGCTTCAATTGGAAGATGCAGACATTGACCCGAACGAAGTAAAACGCTTGCAAGAGCAGAACCAGGTGTTAAAAGAGGCAAATGAACTGTTACAGGAACAATTCAAACTTACCGCAAGGGAAGATACACGACAGGAAGATATTGCGAAAATCGCTAAGAGTTTCCTGGATAAATATCAGAGCAGTTATAACGACAGAGTGTTGAGAAACAATCTGACAAAACTGTATGAATACATCAGGAGTACAGGTCAAGTGGACAGGGACGGATTGACGGATGCAGCTACAGGGATTGCCAGGGGAATCCTGAAACAAGCCCGGAGCCAATACCCGGAATTGGCAGATATGTATAAAGGCGTCAGGAAGGAAATAAAGAATACCAAGATCAAATTATCCGATCAGGACAGGGCAGATCTAGGGGAAATGGGAGGATATGAAAGCTTCAGGAAAAAGTACTTCGGAAAAATCACGCTGAGTAAAGATGGCATATCGATTGACAGCTTGTACCAGAAATTAAGTGAACAGCACCCAGAACTGTTCCCTGCTGATATCACCCATCCAGCCGACCAGCTGATGGCCGTTGCCCATGCCATTGACCAGACCAAGGAATATGTCCAGAACCCATACCATGCGGACATGGACGAGATGTCTTATATCGTAGGCCAGGAGATTATACAGTCCTATTTCGAGATTCAGAATAAGATTCCCACGTTTGTCGACCAGAAGGAAGCCCAACTGAACCAGGCCAAAGCGGACTATGTAGCCAAAATGAAAAAGTGCCAGAATGATTTCGATAAAAAACTGAATCAATATAAAGCCGAACTGAAGGAGCGATATACAAAGGGAATTCGTGAAGCCAATATTGATATCGTCAATGAACGTCAGATCTTGGCGGGACAGCTGAAGCGTGTAGAAGAACGGATGAAGAACGCAACCGGGGACGAATGGAAGGAAGCCAAGAAGGAATATAATGAACTCATGGAAAGAGGCAGGGACTTAAACCGCCAGGAGGCCCAGGTCAGATACGTCCTGAACCCTAAAAAGTACGTGGAAAGCATGCAGAAAGTGCGAGAGAACAAACAGAAAAGCTCCAATAAGCAGAAAATCATCAAAGATACGATGACAATCCAGAACTGGCTTTTGAAGCCGGACAATAAGAAACACGTACCGGATGAAGTAAAAGGGATTGTACTGGAATTTATAAAGAGCATTGACTACAGTTCAAAATATCTGAACCAGAAAGGGGAACCAACCCAGCGTACCAGGGCATGGGACGAATTACAGAAGTTTTATGAAGCAGTAAAAGATGGCGGTGAATGGGAAGGAGATAATAAGGAATCCGTCTATTTTGATTGCGACCCAGATATAATTGACCGGATGCAGGAGCTAAAGAAACGTGTGTATGACATTGAGCGATTGGATGACCTAAGCACTCGTGAAATAGATTCTTTGCAGAAGGTGGTAAGCTCTATGAAGAAAACCATCATGGAAATGAATGACCTGAAAGCAAACCGGATGGCGGAACAGGTAGAAGAACTGGCCGGTAAGGCGCTGGGAGACCTGGGGAAAATAGCAGGAGAAAGTGGCCGTCAGGAATATGGCGGTACAACAGGGCTGGCGGATAAGATGCTTAACTATGATAATATAACCCCGTACACATTCTTCTGGAAGATGGGAAGCGCCATGGAATCTATGTATAGAACATTTAGAGAAGCGAAAGACAAAAAAACAACCATGTTAAAAGAAGGGTATGATTATATAGATGGCGTGAAAAAGGACTTGAAAATAACCAGAAAAGAAATTCTGGAGTGGTCCGGACCAAGAGCAAAAAGACAAACTTTCCAGGTGAAAGGGGGAAACATTAGTTTAACTCCCGCGCAAATCATGTCACTGTACGAGGCAAATAAAAGAGGACAGGCCAGGGGGCATATATATGGTGATGGAATAAGAAGCGCTCCCAAACTTGCAAAGGATACAAGCGTGAAAGGCGTATTCAAACCCTCCAAAATCATAAAAAGCTATACCCCGGTAAAGGTGTCGCCGGTGGACGTGGATAACATCACAAGTACTTTGACGCCGAAGCAGAAGCAATTTGCAGATGCAATCCAGGAATTCTTATCAACACGGGCCGCAGACTGGGGAAATGAAGCTTCCGTCCTGATGTATGGATATAAGAAGTTTGCGGCCAGGGACTATTTTCCTATCATAACGGATGCAAATTATATCCAGAGTAAAGAAGGGGATCTGAAAAATATGCAGACCACTATTCGGAATCTGGGGATGACTAAAAATACAACAAAGAATGCTAATAATGCAGTTGTCATGGATGATATTCTTGATATCTTTTCCAGGCATATAGACCAGATGAGTACTTATAGCTCATTCCTTGCCCCGCTTTCTGATTTCAACAAAGTATATAACTATAAGAATCGGGAAAAATCGGTCAGTATTAAGCAGGAAATAGAGAGAGCCATGGGAAGCCCAGCCCAGGATTATATTCAGACGCTGATTCATGATATTAATGGAGATTTTAGAGGAGACAGCAATCTGTTTGAAAAGTTTCTGTCAAATAAAAAGGCGTCAGCAGTGGCGGGAAGTATCAGCGTTGCAATTCAGCAGCCGGCATCATATCTGCGTGCCATGGCAGAGATAGACCTAAAATACCTTGGAAGTGGAGCTTTCACAATGACAAGAAAAGGCCAGTGGGACTTGATTTGTAAATATGCTCCGATTGCACAGTGGAAAGACTGGGGATTCTACCAGATGAATACGAGCAGGTCTATCAAGGATATTATGTTTGAAACAGACAGCACGATGAACCGTATAACAAACTGGTCAATGGGCCTGGCGGAAAGAGGAGACCGATTTGCCTGGAATCGTATATGGAGGGCATGCGAAAATGAGGTAAGCGATAAACATAAAGAACTGAAGCACGGGACAGATGAATACTACAAGAAAGTGGGAGAACGATTCTCTGAAATCATAGACAGAACACAGGTTGTAGATTCTGTCCTCCATAGGTCACAGATTATGAGAAGGAAGGACTTGGGATTAAAAATGGCAACTGCTTTCATGGGAGAACCTACCAGCACCTATAATATGATTTATAGGGCAGCGGTAGGAATACAGCAGCATCGGGAAGGGGCAATAGAGAAAGCAACCAAAACAGCCGGAGCTATTGTCGCAACTCTGATATTAGGAGCTGCACTCAAATCGGTTGCCACAGCACCAAGAGACGATGACAAGGATAAAAGTTTAGCAGAAAAATATGGTGATGCATTCTGGGAAAACCTGATTGATTCAGCAAATCCTATTGGTTTAGTTCCACTTGGAAAGGATATCGTGTCAATTGCACAGGGATATTCAGTTGATAGGCTGGATGTCCAGGGATTTCAGGATATAAAATATGCAATAGATAAGATAATGAAGCTAGCAAAGGGAGATAATACGCTAACGCCGCAATATACAGCCGTATATGCATCTAAGATGCTTGGCAACCTTTTTGGAACGCCGGCCAGCAATATCATGAGAGAAGCAGAGACGGCCTTAAATGTATATAGTCAGCATATCAACAAAGGAATCGAGGATGATTATATATTGGCTCGACAAAAGTATGAGATAAAAAACGAAGCAAATCTGGGAGTGTATGTGGATATGATGATTGAAGCTCAGAGAAACGGAAAAAAAGAGCTTCAAAAGAAAATCAAGACCGACCTGAACAAGGCGGGAATTGATAATGAAACCATATCCGACAAAATCAAGTATACTATAAAGAATGAGCTTGTATCGAAAGACCATATAGACCCCAGGATTGAAACCGCAGCACAAGCCAAAATGGGAGCCGATACAGAAGCATACAAAGCGGCTGTTAGTGAACTAATCGCAGAGGGATATGCCGGAAAACTGGTAACTTCCGTGGTTGATTCCAGAATCAATCAGCTCAATACAGGGGAAGAGATAGACTGGGAGGCAGAGGCGAAAACAGATCCGGATGAACTGTATGGTGAGATACTGACTGGGGAAGAAGATGAAGAAGAGTGGAGCATTTACTCTTCCAGAGATATCCTCGGAGCAGTTGAGCAAGTAGACAATACAGTGAAAAGCCTGGACGCCTTTAAAGCGATATCGGCTGAAATCATAGACAGCAAAACCAAAGCCGGGAAAACAAAGTCAGAGGCTATAAGCAGCATTAAGTCATCCATCACGCGGTCCTATAAAGAAAAATGGATAGCGGCATATCTGGAGGGGAACCGTAAAGAATATGAAGCAATCCAGGCAAAATTAAATGTACTGAGGGTGGACGGAAAAAATATATACAGCGGAACTGATTATTCAAGCTGGAGAAAAGCGGCCAAAGAAAAAGAGAAGGAGGAGAACACAAAGAAATAGAATTTGAAATAATATGGCAGAGAGCAAAAAAGGCAGACCGTTAGCCTGCCTTTTTCAATGTTTCCCCCTTTACTTGCTATCTGCATTGTAGTATGATAATTAACAATTGTACCCATATTAGTAACAAGGGAGGTTTGTTAATTTGAAGGAAAGTATTAAACTGGTTGCGAACAATAAGAAGGCATACCATGATTATTTTATTGATGAGAAATACGAGGCGGGCATCGAGCTCTTTGGCACGGAGGTGAAATCCATTCGCATGGGAAAATGCAGCGTTAAGGAAGCCTTTGTGAAGATTGACAGAGGTGAGGTGTATGTGTGCGGTATGCACATCAGCCCCTATGAGAAGGGAAATATATTCAATAAAGATCCTCTGCGTGTCAGAAGGCTTTTGCTGCATAAATACGAAATCATGAAGCTGAACGGCAAGATTGCGGAGAAGGGCTATACCCTGGTGCCTCTCCAGGTTTATTTTAAAGGCAGTCTGGTGAAGGTAGAGGTGGGTCTGGCCCGTGGTAAGAAGCTCTACGACAAGCGGGCAGACATTGCCAAGAAGGACCAGAGAAGGGAACTGGAAAAGGAATTTAAGGTAAAAAATCTGTATTAGGGATAGGAACGAGAGGATATTATGAGGATTGGCAGTAACAAGGGGAGTGAAGTGGAAGCATACACAGATTTCATAAAGGAGGCTGAGGGCCTTAAGTCCACTCTGCGCACTGCCTGGACTGCTGAGGGACGGCAGGAGAGCACTGCGGAGCACTCCTGGCGCCTGGCTCTGTTTGCCGGGGTGATGTGCAGGGAATTTCCGGAACTGGACAGGGAGAAAGTACTGATGATGTGCCTTGTTCACGACCTGGGGGAACGGTACAGCGGAGACATATCGGCAGCATTGCGGCCGGACGCCGGTGATAAACTGAACCAGGAAAGGGAAGATGTACAGCGGATATGCGGTTTTTTGCCAAAAGGAGAGGAAGGGGAGGTGTCCGGGCTGTGGGAGGAATACAGTCAGGGCATTACCCCGGAAGCCAGATTTGTAAAAGCCCTGGATAAGGCGGAAACCATTATCCAGCACAGCCAGGGAAGAAATCCTGCCGGGTTTGACTATGGATTTAATCTGGAATACGGAAAGGAATACTTTGAGCAGGATGAACGGCTGGAAGCCCTGCGCAGCCTGATTGATGCAGAAACAAGGACGCGCATGGAAATAAAATAATGCGCAAGAAACGGTGAAGAATAGAACAACAAAAAAGCAAGCAGTTTCATCTGCTTGCTTTTTTCATGACCTGACCGGGAATCGAACCCGGGTTTACGCCGTGAGAGGGCGTCGTCTTAGCCGCTTGACCATCAGGCCTTGTCTGTATATCTCAGCGACAGCTTGTTTATAATACCATAAAGTTTTTTGTTTGTCCAGTATTTTTTGAAAAAATGTAATTTGAAAATGTATTTACTTAATTTTACAATAGTTTGGAGTCCGAAAAAATAAAAAACAAGCAGTTTTGTCTGCTTGTTTTCATGACCTGACCGGGAATCGAACCCGGGTTTACGCCGTGAGAGGGCGTCGTCTTAGCCGCTTGACCATCAGGCCTTATCTGTGCATCTCAGCGACAGCTTATATATAATATCATATAAAATTCAGTTTGTCCAGTACTTT